TTCATGGAAAGAACGCCCGTCGTGCGCTGCGAGATGAACTTCGCATCGCCCTCCATGACGTAGTCCCAATCCACAAACCACAAAGTGCCGTGCTGCAAGTCGCCGGCAATCCACTGGTTGTTTCAGTACGCCATGGTATCCGCGCGCCACAGGTCAAGACCGTAGGACTCACGCCGATGCCATTCGTCGGCAGACACGTCGTAACCCCAGGTAAGGCCGTCCGGGAACGTCCAGTAGCAGACTTTGTGACCGCCATTCTCCCATGTGAAGGCGTAGGCCTGATCCCAGTTCAGACCCTTGATTGCCTGCTCAATGGGGCGCGTAGAAACACGCTGCGGCGAATAGCCGACCAGGCGGTAGAAAATCCCGTCATCGCCCAGCCAATAAACCGTATTGTCCATGTTGGCGACGGTGTAGCGTCCACCGCAGCCGCGAGACATGCTGATGCCCTTGGTGCGCAACGGTTGCTGCGCATTCGCGGTGACCTCGAAAAACTCGGTGCTGCGCTGCGAGAACAGGATCAGTTCGTTGTTCGTGACCGCCATCGACACCAGTAGGTCGGGCGACACTTCGGACGTGAACCGATCCAGCGTGTTGTAGCTGAGCGCATCAGCCGGCGCCGAGTTGAATGCGAATCGTCGCGCCGGCTCGATCTGCACAAGATAGCCGCCAAGAAACACGACATTGATCGCGCCGGGATAACCGGCGTCCGTAATGCGCGCGAAATCCTTGGTGTTCGTGTTGTAGACGTACCCCGAGGAGCCGTTGACGATGATCAGCTGGTTGCCTTGCGATATCTGATTGTCCGACATGACCACGCGGCCGACGCCGGGGATGGTGCCGATGAAGGATGCTGATCCGGTCGGCGTGATGCTGAAAAGTGACGACCCGATGACCGCGAACAAGCCTCCTTCGCAGTTGTAGACGCCGCGAACTGGTTGGTCAGGAATGGGGTGTCCGGCAGGATTCGTCGAAGTGAGCACGAATTGCCGCAAGCCGGGTGGGGTTTTCAACGCCATGGGCGTACGCGTCCCGGCCTTCTCCGCATTTGTCGGAAGCCAGTTCACGCAGTCCTGAGATGACCAGGCTCGCGTTTCGTCAGCGTAGTAACCGCCAACGAGAGGGACGGAATTGCTCTTCAATCAGCCCACCCACCAGGTAGCACCTGTCAGATCACGCCCATTCCAGCCTCGCGGCATCGGGCAATCAAGGATGGGCCGCACCGGTGTCGCCACCGCCTGGTCGCGCAGCAAATCCGCATAGCCCGCATTCGCCAGCTGCACGACAGAAGTCAGTGGTGTCACACCGTATTCCGGCGCCAGCATGACGGCGAGGCAATAGGCCACTGCCTGCTCTGCCTCGACCGGAATCGGAATCTCGTCCTGCGGACTGGCGACAGGCGACCAGCCGAGCGACAGCAGATCCGCTTCCCATCGCTGCATCATCGCGTTCAGCGCTTCGATGCCCGTCTCCATGTCCTGATCCTTCACCGTTTGCGAAGGGTCGATCACCTGGATCAGGCGCAGCGACCGGGCGACCAGCTTGGCGACGGTGGTCATGGCTTAGGCCATCAGCCCTGCGGTCTGCAATGCAGCCAGAAGCGCGTTGTACGCGTTGGCCGCAGCGGTCAGGTCAGCGAAGGGTACGGCGGAGTTGGCGATGTGCGCCGACTGTTTGACGACGCCGTAGGCGGCGGTGGTGGCTGGCGTGCCGCCGGTCGAAGCCAAGGCAGCAACTTCGGCGATGCTGACGGAAGACGAGCCGCCGTTGTTCTGTGAGGCATAAAGCAGGGTGTCGGTGGTGGCCATGAACGTTCTCCTATGCCTCTTGATTCAAACGAATGAATGTGAAAGTGAATTCAAATGTCGAGAAATCCGAACCTCCATTCTGTTGCATCGTGTCATCAGCTTTGACGATGGGCCGAAACGTTCCTGTGGAATTGTTTCCAACCGGTAATGATTTGCCAGAAGTAATCAACTGCGCGCTTACCAGAAGGTCTCCCTTCTTGATTCCTGTTAACGTAAAGTCATCCGATACGCCGGTTCCGGTAACACCGAATCCCTGCAATTGGACGATTTGAAATGGAGAAAAAACTGTCATTTTTAACTCCTAAAAAGATGGGCCTCGAAAGGCCCATCCTTGGTCATCCTTGACTTTGGGTGACCACATGAGTGGAAGGATCAGCCCACAACTGCCCCAACACATGCGGGTCAGCCGTCGGCAGGTCCGCCATGAACACGGGCGACGTGTCCGACGTGCCGACACCGATCGGAGCCGTCCACCAGGTGCCGTTGGCACGAGTATCAACATTGGGATTGGCAAGAGCCATGATGTTCTCCTTACGCGACGGTCAGGATGGAGGGGTCGTTCGCGACACGGCATGCCCACTCCGGACGCAAGGCGCCGAAGCCGTACATGATGTCGAAACGGGTCAGATTCATGTCGTTGACGATGCTGGAACCTTCGGTGACGCGCATGCTCACGCCCTCGAACTGGCGACGCGAGGTTTTCCAGCCCGACAGTTCGGGGAGGTCAACCGTGACGAAGGCGAAGGCTTCCGGACGGTAGGCCATCGAACCGCCGAAGGTCGCGCTGGCGGCGGCCAGAATGGTCACGGCGCCCGAGTTCGTCGGGTAACCCGTCACGTTCTGCTCCGAGCCCGACACGGTCAAGGCCGGGTAAATCGCCACCTGTCCCGCGCCACCGGCGTAATCGTCCGTCACCACGAACTGACGCAGATAGCCCAGGCTGAGCTTCGTCTGCGGATGCACCGCTACCGCGCCCGCGAAGGTGATGATGGTGCCCTTGGTGATGATGCCGGTGCCGGTCTTGACCGTGATCAGCGAACCGGATTCGGTCGCACCGTTCACGGCATAGCTCGCGCCTGCGCCGTTGGTGTGGATCGGAGAGACGGTCGAGCTGTTCCAGTCGAAGCCCGCCGCACGACCCATGACTCCATCTTCGTACTGCGTGTCGAGCTGCTTCTGCGCGTTGAACAGACCCGCCAGTGCGGGAACGATGGTCGTTTCTGCCGATGAATTGGTCAGCATCTTCATGGTGGACGGACCGGCGCCATTGTCCATGATGAACTTGCGCGCCAGGTTGGCATAACCCAGCTTCGTCCACTGCGCGGCCGGATCGCCAGTCTGGTTCGGGATGGAATCGAAGGCCAGCTGCTGCACTTTCGATTCCACCGTCACCGCCAAATCGGCCACCTGCTGCGACAGATAGCGCTTGTCGAATTCCTCGATGTCCAGCGCCAGTTCGGAACTGGTGTACTGCACCGAGAAATTCAGCTGGTCGATGATCTTGACCTGCCGGATGATGGTTTCCAGCGGCGCCGGAGCGGCCACGCGTCCCGACGTGATGACGGCATGCTGCGGCACCGGCACGCGCAGGGTATCGCCAATGGCGGGTGCGCCGGCCTTGAACGAATCGTCGTAGGTGCGCGGAATGGTCTTGACGAAGGAAAGGGCTTCGCTGAACCGCATCAGGGCGCGGTCGGCGATCATGTCCGTGGTGAGTAGCTGATTGTTTGCCATGTCGAGCCTCTTGGAAGGATTTAGCGCCTCCCCGCCTGCTTCCAAGCCCGAATGCGGTCAGCCGTGGACATCCCTGGATCGGTGATGTCAACACTTGGCTTTCCCGCGCCCGAAATGGTTTTGACTGGCGGCGGCGCAGAAGTGGTTTTCTTCGGCACGGTCACAGGCTTGTCGTCTTTCTCGCCCTCGAATCGGTCAGCCAGCTTCGCGATCTCGCGCACCTGTTGAAGCTTCGGTAACGCGTTGATGCGTTCCGCCTCCGCAAGATTCGTGGCAAGGTAATGCGCGATGTCGAGATCATGCTCATCGCCGAGAAACAGTTCCGTCAGAGGCTTGAACTCTGGCTCCGTGTTTAGCGGCGAAGACACGATGTCTTCCCATGCACCATCCCCAGCCTTCGCTTCGAAAGCGTCAACTTTGGACTTGAACGATTTCTGCTCGCGCTCGAGTCGCTGCTTCTCTTCGCGTAGGGCCAGCTTGCGATCCACGAGATAATCCGTGTACGCGCCCTGGTCAAAATCGAAGTCCATCAGCGTTTTTTCAGCGGGATCGGCCTGTTTTTCAGGCACAACCTTC